TAGCCAAGGGGAAGTACGAGCAACTGGTCGAGGCCTTCTGGAACGCCAAGACCTACAGGCCTGATGGGATCGTGACAGGCGACGAGCTCATCGACGCTATCCTCGAGGAGAAGGAAGAGCCCTCGGTGCTCTACCCCTGGATGGGATTGAACGAGAAACTCCACGGCCTCCGGACTGGTGAACTGGTCACCGTCTGCGCGGGGACAGGGGTAGGCAAGAGCCAGCTCTGTAGATCCTTGGCTGTCCATCTCATGAGAGAGGGCAAGAAGGTTGGCTACATTGCACTCGAGGAATCACTGGCTCGAACAGGCCTGTCTCTCCTGGGGCTATGCGTTGGCAAGCCCCTCCACATTGACCGAGAGGGTGTGAGCCAGGAGGACCTGCGGGAGGTCTTTGAGAAAGAGTTCAAGGACAAGCTCTATGTCTATAATCATTTTGGCTCGATGAGTTCGGACAACCTGTTGAACCGCTGCAGATACCTGCGCCTCGCAGAGGGTTGCGAGTACCTGATCGTTGACCACCTGAGCATACTGGTCTCGGGGTGGGACTCCTCGACAGGGGACGAGCGAAGGCTCATCGACAATGTGATGACGGCCCTGAGGTCGCAGGTCTGCGAGGCTACTGGAGCCGGCATGATCCTCGTGTCCCACCTCAAGAGGGTGGAGGGTAAGTCAGCAGAGCGGGGAGGGGACCCCGAGCTCTCCCACCTTCGAGGCTCCCAGGCTATCAGCCAGTTGTCCGATGCTTGCGTGGCCCTGAGCCGTGACACGATGGGAGAGGACCCCAACCTCACCACAGTGCGGGTGCTGAAGAATAGATTCAGTGGAGACCTCGGGCTGGCCTGTCACCTGAGGTACGATCCAGACACGGGGCTCCACTCGGAGGTCAACCCTGACTTCGAGGATGAGGAGACACCGTTTTGAAGTATGGCATCCTCGATCTGTTCAGTGGCATCGGTGGGTTCTCGCTTGGCCTCGAGGCGGCGAGGGCCCCCGATGGCACGAGACCTTTCGAGACCCTGGCGTTCTGTGAGAACTGCCCCGAGGCTCGAAAGGTTTTGCGGAAGCACTGGCCTGACACCAGAATCTACAAAGACATAAAGGAGTTGACCTATGAAAAACTACAAGCAGATGGAGTTCGACCTTGGATCTGTACCGGAGGTTTCCCCTGTGTCGATATATCTAAAGCGGGTAAGGGCCTTGGAATCATTGGGGAACGGAGTGGATTGTGGAAGGAAATGTTTCGTCTACTCCGAGATGCTCGGCCCCGCTGGGCAATTATTGAGCAGGTTTCAGCCCTTCGCAGTCGGGGGCTTGCCCTGGTCCTGCAACATCTCCAGTCGCTCGGGGGTCATGTTGTCGAGTGGCATTGCATACCCGCTTACGGGGTTGGTGCCCCTCATATCCGAGATAGGATTTTCATCATCCTCCGACTCACAGATGGACCTGTGGCCTACCCCCACAACCAGCGGGATCAAGGGGGGCAACAAGAGGTACAGCCAGGGGGGACTGCCCCTGAGTGCTGCAGTGAAGATGAGCCCAGGCTGCTCGAGGGATATATCAGGAGGCTCCTCTCAGAGTGCCCCCCTTGGGAGCCTGACACCGGAATTTTGCGAGTGGCTCCAAGGGTTCCCCGTAGGGTTCACAGACTTAGACAATTAGGGAACGCCGTGGTGCCACGGATACCCCAGCTGATAGGTGAAGCGATACTGGAATGGGAGAGAGATGAAAGACTGTAACCCCCTGGAGGCCGTCCTGGCAGTGTGCCTCTTCCTCGACAAGAGGACCCCAAAGGAGATCATGGGCTGGCTGTATAAGGACAGGGACAATAGGTTCAGAAAAGAGAAGGCCCTCGAGCTTGAGGAGATCCCCTTCCATGTGTTCTTCAAGAAGCTCGGGCCCCTGTATAAAGCTCGGTTTGTCCAGGGGGCAATGCTCGACTGCGGCGGCGAGGCTGAAGGTAGAATTTTTGTAGGCAGTAAGAAGAAAGGTTGAGGCATGAAGTACGGGATTGATTGGGAGGGGCTCTCGGACCCCAAGGTTTTATTCTTTGATATAGAGACAGACGGCCTGAGGCCTGAGGTGATCCACTGCATTGTGACCGCCAATGAGAAGGGCGAGATCAAGAGGTACAACCATGCCGAGGAGGGGAACCTGAATGAGGGGCTCGAGGCTCTCAGGATGGCCGATGTATTGGTGGGCCACAACATCATTGCCTACGACCTCCCTGTCCTCGCGACCCTCTACCCTGGCTGGGCCACCAGTGCAATCGTCAGGGACACGCTGGTCCTGGCAAGGCTGGGTTATCCGAATGTCCAAGAGCTGGACTACAAGGAGAGGAAGCTGCCCAAGGAACTGATAGGCTCCCACAGCCTGAAGGCCTGGGGGCAGCGGCTGGACTTCGAGAAGTTCAGCTACGGCGAGGACGATGAGTCAGCCTGGGAGAGGTGGTCCCCTGAGATGGAGAACTACTGCCAGCGCGATGTCGAGGTAGTCCACCGACTCTTCATGAAATTTGCCGACGACATCCAGGGGAACCCCGACATCTTTGAGAAGGCTATTGAACTCGAGCTCTCCATGCAGGACCTCACCGAATCTATGACCTACCGAGGGTTCTACTTTAATCGGGAGGAGGCCGAGAAACTTTATGCTCGTCTGCTTGCGAAGAAGGACCAGCTGAGTGAGGAGTTGAAGGAGTTGTTCCCCCCGAAGGAGATTGCCCTGAAGACCAAGACGAAGTTGGTCCCCTTCAACCCTGGCAGCAGGAACCAGATCGCCGAGAGGTTTGTTGCCAAGGGCTGGGAGCCCAAGGAGTTCACGCCCAACGGAAGGCCGATGATCAATGAGCCTGTCCTCGAGGCCCTCGAGGCTGACTACCCCGAGGCCAAGGCACTGAAGGAATACCTGCTGGTGCAGAAGAGGATAGGCCAGTTAGCCGAGGGCCCTAACAGTTGGTTAGGCTTGGTCACGGAGGACAATCGAATCCACGGGCGAGTGATCTCCTGTGGAGCCACAGTCTCTCACCGGATGGTTCATTTCACCCCCAACCTGGGGCAGGTCCCTGGCGCGGGAGCCGCTTATGGTGAGGAATGCAGGTCCCTGTTCTGTGTACCGCCAGGAATGAAACTGGTAGGCACAGACCTATCGGGTGTAGAACTCCGAGTCCTCGCACACTTCCTCGCTTTCTGGGACGGAGGGGACTACGCCCGGGAGGTAGAGGAGGGGGACATTCACACTTCAAACATGAAAGCGGCTGGCCTTACAGATAGGTCTCAAGCAAAGACGATGATCTACGCTCTGATTTACGGGGCTGGAGATCAACGCCTGGGTGAGATTGTGAATGGCTCCCGCAAAGATGGGGGCGACCTGAGAAAACGCTTCTATGCTAATAACCCTGCGTTCCTCAAATTCATTAAGAGCGTGAAGAACAAGGCAAAGAAGAAGAAGAAACTCAGAGGTCTGGATGGCAGGCCACTCTTCCCTCGGTCTCTGCACTCAGCCCCAAACCTGCTGCTTCAATCAGCGGCGGCGGTGCTGGCTAAGAAGGCTACGATATTGCACCGGCTACTGCTGGAAACTCGAGGGTTGAGGTTCGAGATAGATTGGGCCTTCGTCGCGATGGTGCATGACGAGTGGCAGATAGAGTGTAAGGAGCCCCTCGCTGAAGAGATCGCGGAAACAGCCCCGAAAGCAATCCGGGATGCAGGCGAGTTCTACAGCCTCCGAGTCCAGCTCGAGGGGGAAGCAAAGGTCGGAGACACATGGGCAGACACCCACTGAGTTCTACGCTTATGTCGCTGGCTACTTCGATGGCGAGGGTTGCTTCACCTACAGGAGCTCACCAATTATTGAAGCAGCCTCCGTCTACCCCTTCACCCTCGAGGAGATTGCAATCAACCTGGGGGGCAAGGTATTCAAGCGGGTGCCCCGAGGAAAGCAGAGAGTCTATTATCACTTCAGAATATATGGAGACCCAGCCCTTGAACTATTAAAGAAGATTCTTCCGTACCTGAGGGAGAAGAGGGTGCAGGCCCTACAGCTATTCAGGATCAGAGAGTTACCACCTGGCCCAGAGCGTGAGAAGCTCAAGGCAGAGTTGAAGGCAATGAAGCAAGTCGAGTATAAGTGAGGCACTATGCGGAATCTGAAGAAGAAGAATACCCTGTTGATTGATGCAGACATCACAGTCCATAAGCTGTCGATCATCTGTGAGGAGACTATATGTTGGAGCGAGAGCCAGGAGTTGTACTCCAAGTTCGGTGACCTGAAGAAAGCGAAGGCCCTGTTCCGACAGACTATCGACAAGTATGTCGAGCAGCTGGGCGGCATGGAGGTGGTGCTTGCCCTCTCCCCCAGGAGGAATTTCAGGCACGACCTGAACCCTGACTACAAGGCGAACCGCAAGAAGACGGTCAAGCCTATGATCTATAAGGAGCTCAGGGAGTGGGCCTGTAGTGAGTACGCCTCAGTGTGCTGGGAGAATGTCGAGGCCGACGATGTCCTCGGGGTTCTCGCGAAGTCCCATACCCTGCCGGCTCCGAAGATCGTGGTGTCCGATGACCATGATATGCTCGGGGTCCCCTGCCTCCTGTATCAACCCCTGCACCCTGAGAGAGGACTGCAGCGTATCACCTACAAAGCTGCTGAGAGATACCACTTGTATCAGACCCTGATGGGAGACTCTGGTGACGGCTACCCTGGCCTGCCTGGTGTAGGGCCGAAGAGGGCAGAGGAGATATTGAAAGAGGGATTGTGGGAGGAGGTGGTTGAGGCTTATACCAAGAGAGGCCTCGAGGAGGAGGACGCTTTACTACAGGCCAGGATGGCAAAGATCCTTACCCCATCTCTTTATGATCAAAAGACTAAGCAGCTAAAACTATGGAAGCCTCGGAGGACTAAATGCCTGAAGACCCAAAAGTAAAAGTGATCTCGGGCGAGGACCTCGCCGAGCTTAAGAATACCAAGGTGCCAAATCTTTCTGAAAAGATGGTAGAGGCCCTGGAGAGACTCTTCCCAAACAGGTGCCCGAAGCTCGATCTCACTGACCGTGAGGTCTGGTTCAAGGCTGGGCAGGCTTCGGTGGCTGAGTTCCTCCGAGCAGAATACAAAAGACAATTAGAAGAACATGAGGTCTAACGATGTGCTTTTCATCTCCGAAGATGCCCACGCCTCCACCTATTCCAGCGGCACCTCCACCGAGACCTGCGCCCACCCCCCTGGCAATGGCCCCCTCGGAGCCCCTGAAGAGGAGGCTGGCAGCTTACGGAGGTTCGGGGACATCCCTCATGTCGAGCCTCAGGATTCCTTTGAACACTGGAACGCGAGTGTAACATGTACGATCTCACTTCAACGAGTGCGTCCTCACTGTATGAGAAGCTGTCTCTTCAGCGGCAACCATACCTGGACCGCGCCCGTGATTGTGCCAAGCTAACGATTCCTCATCTTCTTCCGGACGAGGGCCACACGGGGAGCTCACAACTGTACACTCCGTTCCAGTCTATTGGAGCTCGTTCAATCACTGGTCTCTCAAGCAAACTCTTGATGGCCCTATTCCCTCCCAACACACCTTTCTTCCGCTTGATGGTTGACCCCTACAAACTCGACCAGGTTACAGGTGACCCAGCTGTACGCACCGAGATTGATGTCACGCTCAATAGCATGGAGCAGGCGGTGATGACAGAGATCGAGACTCGCAACTATCGCCCATATATCCATGAGGCTCTGAAGCAACTGATCGTATCGGGCAATGTCCTCATCAATCTCCCCGAGAAGACAGGGGATATGAAGGTATTCAAGCTCGACAGGTTTGT